AATTATATATATAATGATAGTTCTGGACCTTTCAATACTCAATCAGAAAGGAACACCTATGTTCAACTCTGACCTTACTGCCAACAGACCGGCTGCTGGTATTGTTGGACGTATATTTATTGCCATTGACTCACCTTATGGCATTTTTAGAGATACTGGAACCGCGTGGGATCAGATTTCAAGTGTTGGTGTTGCTGCAACAACCATCTACAATGGAGATGGTACTTTAACAGGCAACAGGACAATTTCTTCAGGTGGTTTTCAGTTGGTATTTAATCCACAAACTACTTTCTTTTCATCTTTGATTCCTTCAACATCTGCTTCCAGCTTTTCTGTTTTAGGATCTAATACATTAACTTTTGCTGCTGGTTTTTCTTCCAGCAATATTGGCAATGTTTATTCTGCCAATGGTGCTATAAATGCACAAATATTTTCAGGAAATGCAACATTTGCACAGGCTAATTTGGCAAGTGCAATGGTAAACGTAAATAAAATTGATTTTGGTTCAGGTGGTCATACTATAACTATGACACAATCAACCGCACCGGGGATCAGGGCAATGACTGGTGTTCAAAATCAAATTCAATTTACTGGTAGTCATAACGGAACAATAAGTCATGCAGCAATAAGTCAAAATTTAGGATTTTTTAGAGAGACAGGATCTACAAGAACTTTGACAATAACCAATGCTTATAGTTTTTTAATCAATCCACTTGATGATTATGGTGCTGGGTTTACGTTTACAAATAGGTGGGGAATTTATCAGGCTGGGGCAAGTGATAAAAACTATTTTGCTGCTAATGTTTTGTTAGGTTCAACAACCGATGGCGGTCAGCGTTTGCAAGTCCAGGGGACAAGTTTGTTAAATGGCAATACTTCAATACAATCAATTGCTGGTAATACTACACAAGTTGAAAATGCTACCTTTATTGCAGATACACTTGATTTTATAATCACTGGAGGTAGGGGTAATAATAGTGCTGGCACTTTGCTTGTTTCTACAACTATTTCAAGTTTCGGTACTAATTTTGGTGGCACAAAACATCTAATTAATGTTGCTGGAAACTTTCAACCAGGTGCTTCGGCTAATGGTAATGTTCATTGTATAGGAATTAACACAACTATAAATTATCCTGTAGGTGCATTAGGTATTCAAAGAGGTTTGTATGTTAACCCAACATTGACAAGGGTAACTGATTGGAGGGCTATTGAGGTAGTTTCTGGAATCAGTATTTTAGCACCATCCACAACTGCCAGTGCAACTTTAAGGGTTCCGAGTGGTACTGCACCAACTACACCAACAAATGGAGATATTTGGTTTGATGGTACAAACTTATTTATGAGAATTGGCGGAGTAACAAAAACATTCACAATTATTTAAAAATAATATATGAAACAAATTGAACCAGTGCAAATATGGGTTAATGGATCAGTACAAACTGGATCTTGGATTAATGCCTACATAATAAATGATAATTTGGAATCTTTTGCTACATTTTACTGGGCAATATTTGCAGATGGTTCTGAACCTGATACGCAAGGAAATAAACTTTCCGAAGGGAATTTAACCATAAATGAACCGGAATATTCAGAGTGGAGTTCAACTGTTGATATTAATGAATCTGCTTATCTGTGGATCTGTGATCAACTTGGATTAACTTTGATCTAATTGTTAAAAATAAAAAAAAGACAAATGAACGAAAAACAAGCATTAGAAATTATTAAAGCTATTTTGGATCTTGCCACTAGCAAAGGGGTATTTTCAAAGATTGATGAATCTTTTACTGCAATACAGGCATTTAACACAATAGCTGAAAAATTTAAAGATGAACCAGCTAAAGATGCAGACACAAACTGATCCTACACATATTGCTACATTTAGCACTATTTTGTTTTCCCTGTTGGGAGTGCAAAACATATCTGAATTGGCAAATATTGTTTTTTTGGGGGCAAGTACAATATCATGTGCAATATCCATTTTGGTTGGTATTAAACAATTAAAAAAGAAATAATGAAAAGAATACTGAAAAATATTAAAACTTCATTTTTTGGTTCTATTGCTGGTGGTTCAATGATACTGGATGGAATCCAACACAATAACTGGATTAACATAATTGCTGGTATTGCAACTGCCATTACTGGTCTATTGGCAAAAGACAATGATGTCCAATAAGAAAAAAATTTATATTGGATTAGCTGTTTTACTGATCTTATTAATCGGAAAAAAAGTGAGTGCATTAAACCTAATTAAAAAGTTTGAAGGGTTAGAATTAACGGCATATCCTGATACGGGTAATATTTGGACTATTGGTTTTGGTGCCACAATAAATAAAGATACAGGGCAAGCCATTAAACCGGGTGATAAAATAGATCTTGCAACTGCTGAAAGGTGGTTGAAAATGGATGTTGCTGAACGGGAAAAGAAAATAAAAGGATTGATAAAAGTTCCTGTAACTGCAAATCAGATGGCAGCAATGGTAAGCCTTGCTTACAATATTGGTATTGGTGCATTTGGTTCCAGTACTTTGTTAAAATTACTTAACCAAGGAACAGATAAAAAACTAATTGCTGATCAGTTTTTAAGATGGAATAAAGTCCAAGGAAAAGAAGTTAAGGGTTTGACTAACAGAAGAAAACTTGAAAGGGAACTCTTTTTAAAGTAAGTTTTGGTTAATCATTTGGTGTTTGTTAGGGGGAAATTTCAATTTCTCCCTTTTTTTATGCCTAAAATTTGGTAGATTAAAAAAATTGTTTCTAAATTCACATCGACAAATGATTTTTAAACTTTTAAACGAAAAACAATGAAAAAAACTGCTATTCAAATTCTGTTAATTGTTCTGGGTGCTATTCTTTTATGCTTTGCGGATAATTTATGATTAGGTTAATTGCATGGGTTATATCAGTTATATATCTGATAGTGTTAGGCATACCCATTGCCATTGGTCTGTTAATTATTTTACAAATTATCTCAATCTTAAAATTTATTAGCAATGTTAGAAAAAAAACAAAAAAGCATAATAGTTCACAATTACCTGTATGGTCTGATTACTTTCCTGACCAATCACAGAATCCCATTTACTGAATTGCCTGGAGGTAAAATTGAAATTTTCTATCCTTCAGAATTAACTTTATTTCAAATCGGTTACCATTTTGGAAGATATGCCGAAATGCAACACAATTAATTTTATGAAAGAATTAAAAACAAATATTGCACAATTACTAAATGATATTGAAATCTGTGATTCTTTATTTATTTATCATGATATAACAAATTTTAAATTGCATAAAGAATATTTTTTGTTACATGCAAAAAATTTTTCACATAACTATAATAATTATTATACATACTACGTATTTCAAAATTCAGTATTTATAAAAAGTATTAAAGAACTTTAAAAATTTGATTAATGGAACTATTTAACAATTTACGGGAAACAATGCTGGAAATTGAATACATACAGCAAAAGATTGATCGTTTACAAGTATGCCAGACATCCGGTGAAATTTCAAACATAATTATATCTTTTGATGCTGGACCACATCGCAAAATATTGATGCAGTACGATACTGATATATCATTGGTAAATGAAATTAGATTGTTGCTACAGGCAAGTATTGAACTTTATGAAAACCAAATTCAGGAACTTAAACTAAATTTTTAAAAAAAACACAATGAAAAAATGCAACGAGTGCGGACAAGTTATTAACGGCGAAATGTTTAATCAAATTAGACGAAGAAAAGCATCAAGGTTAATTAAAATTTCTAAATTAAGTAAAGAACAAAGAATATTTAATTTTTTAGAATTGTTGGAAGAAATGAAAAATGATTTGTTAAATAATCCTGAAAAAATTACAGAATTGGTAGATCAAGTTGTTGATAATATACAAAATAAAGAAAATGAATAATATGAAGCCAGTAAAAATGAACGGCTTTGTATATTATTTTGAGGTATTTATCACTTCAAATGAACCTTTTATTTTGATGTCCACAACTGAATACCCCAGCGAAGGATTATCTAAAATCTATTTTTTACGCAAATATTCTATGAAATACGCAATGGAAGATTTTGTGAAGTATGAAGCCAATGTAAAAGAACGCAACACACTTAAAAATAATGAAGTGCGTTAATTGCTGCAAAATTTTTACAATAACACAACACAAGGGCAAAGTTGGGCAACCACTTTGCCCATATTGTTTAACCTTAAATAAAAATAAAAATGTCGCAAAGAAACAAAGATTTACCAGCTATGCCGGTCCATCCCATGCAGGACAAATTTGGACAAGTAATCCTGATGGCGGGAATGTCAAAACTTGAAATTACTGCACTAAATGTCTTGTCCGCACAATTAAGAAAAAATAAAATAGAAGATCTTTCACCGGAAGATATTAGTTACTTAATTAAAGAGTCTTACAATATTGCGGATGAATTTTGTGCATTTATAGAAAATAAAGGTGAAAAAGAAAGTGGCAGTATTATAATTTAAACGTGTAACAATGACAAAT